TTTTATACAATTAGCTACTCTTTTTTTATATAGCTGAATTGTTTCATTAGTTATTTCCATCTTCTTGCTCCTTAATATAATGATGTGGATATGCTTTTGGTCTTTTTTCTTTAATCAATTCCATATAGGCTTCAGCTTCATTTTTGGTTGCAAATTGTGCTACTGCAACTTCATCATGAATACGTGGTATATAAATTATTTGAAACATTTTTTCTCCTATTTCCATTTATAATTTTCGTTAAAGTATTTGTCAACTTTGACCGGGTCTCCACCCTGCTCTTTACAAGACTTTATAAAATGTTCTACTAGTTTACCTGCATATTCTCTATATGGAGGTATAGATTTATCCATAGCTTCTCGTACTACCGGTTGAGGTATATTTGCTATAATCATTGTAGGTTGATCTAACAATCTCAAATAATCACCTGCCTTGCACATATCATTCTGTATCTTGTGTGCTTCAGGTGTAGGATCAAATTTCTTGTCATCTTCTTTTAGCAATCGCCTTGATTCATCTACTAAACGACACATTAATGTTCCAAAATAATTACCTGTTGTTATATCAAATTGCATTAATCTTCTTTCTTCCATCTAAAGTCATCTGATGTCCATTCAGGGTCATCATAATATATTCCTTCGCTATCTTCATAAGGAACACATTCTTCTATTTTCTTTGTGCTATATAAATCTTGTGAATAGTCTGTATTCCAATCATTAGCATATACTGATACTTCTTCGCCTTCATGGAATCCATCTTTCCATTCAATTTTTTCAATACCGCCTTCTTCTAATACAGCCTCTTCAGCTTCATCTTTAGAATTAGCTACTACATCATACTCTACCCATATGTTATAGTTTTGTCTTATTCTATATTTCTTTTTACCAATATCCTGGTGTGGATTATCTTTGCTATAGTCTTTCATTAGTCCTCCCTTTGTCCTTTTCCATAATCAACTATTACAGGAAATCTTGGAACACCATCTGGAGTATAATCAAAAAATCTACAAGTAGCCCAGTCTGGAGCATCTTTAGATTCCCATAAAGCCTTTAATTGTGCTTGTTGTCCTCTTATACCACTTCCAAACTTTCTTCCATCTGGAAGTTCTAGCATAAACCTTTTTGCATATCCAGCCCAATTACCTGAGCCTTCTAACATTTCAACAACCTTATATTCTTCAGATTTGAACTCTTTTCTTTTTAGCAAGTTCTTACTTCTTTTGTTTTCATAAGGTGTATTATTTCTAACCATTTGTCCTTCGTAACCATTTTCCATATAATCACTATAACAAACATCAAGCTCTTCTTGTGTCTCACAAATATCTGTTCTTACAGGTCTAATAATATCTGATCTAAGAGACTTTAATACTTTAACTCTATCTACAAAATTAGCAGTAGGATTATTACTATCAAAACAATCATATATATGATATTGTACCAACTCAGCACTTTCAGCAATCTCTTCTGGTCTACATTTTACTTTTCTAACAAGACTTGTAATTTTATTAAAATCTGCTTTTAATTCATGATTATAAAGTTCACCATCTATAATCATATTTGGATTATCTTCAATAAACTTTTTTAATGATTCAAGAATATGAGGACAACTATTAATTGGCTTTCCAGCTCTAGTCCACATTCCATTTTTATCAACTACACATCTAATACCATCTAGCTTTGGCTGACTGTATCCACTACTTTGTGGTCTTTTAGTATAGTCATGTGCCAACATAGGCTTAAACTTTTCATAGCTATCAATTTTATTTACATCTGTAAAATATTCTTTTTCAGCTTTCTTATCCCATAAAGCCTTTGCTTCTGCTTCTGCTTGTGTTAATGCAGTAGTGGCATTTACTTTGCCAACATTTTTAGGAGTGCTTAGGTTCCATTCACTGGTAACTTTTTGACCATCTTGTGTACCACTAATAGTTCTTGTACCAGCAGTATCACCTGTGTATCCATATTCAACTTCCCATATACGAACTTTACCTGTTGTATCTCTTTTATATAAAGTTTCTAGTTTTGTAATGTTTTCCACTAAACAATCTCCCCATAGTAATTTTTGTTATACCAAATATCTCCATTTGGTGTCTTAGCTGGACCGTGTACTGCATATTCCATTGGATCAGTATTAAATTTACTTTCCAGAATTTCGTGTGCTCTTTTAGCAGTCTTAAAAGGACCTGCTACAACATCACTTGAAATAAGTTCAAATCCATCACCAGGTATATCTCCCCAATTCATTGAACTTACATAAAAACCTTTTTTAACCAAATATGGATTAATTTTAAAATGTCTCATTATTGTGCCTCCATATAAGTTTCAGTAATATCACCTTTTTCAATTAATTCATCTTGTATTTCTTGAGCAGTATAATCAGCAAATCCGCTTTCCTGTCTCCAATCAATTTCATCTTCTATATTATGCATTCTCATAACGTCTTTTGTACCGATTCCACCTAAACCTAATTTAAGTTCGTTTAACTCTCCCCTTAAATCTTCCATTTCCATTTGTTCTACTGTTTTCATATATTCTCCTTTTTTCTAACTATACATATATAATAAGACATCTTGGTATAAAAGTCAACCAGAAAAAGAGAAAAAAATACCCTTATTTTATGCGATTTTTTGGATTATTGCCAAGGAAATGTTTGAAATTTAGGTAGCATATCTTGTGGTTCAATATCATCTACCCATATTGGTTTTGGCTTGTATTGACCTTGTGGATCTACATATGCTATCATAACCTTTTTGCCAAGGTTATTTGTTTTTATTAAACTTATAAAATTATTCAATAATTGTACTCTTGTTTTTAAACTGTAGTAAAACGCCGTAGCTTGATAATCAAATATATTGCTTAAATGTATATAAACGTTACCTACGTTATCAGCTATTGTTCTTACTAATTTTTCATTATCTTTAGTATTAAAGAAATCATGTTTGTAATAATTATATTCTATTCCAGGAAATTCAGAATCAAACCATAGATCAAAACCTTCTTGTTCATCTAGTAAGTATTGCATATCATTTTTCATCCTAGCACCACGTGTTATAAATGCTTCTTGATGTATACTAGGTGACATAGATTTAATTAATTTGTCTACAAAACTTAAAACATCTTGTTGATGTCCATCCCATTCAGTAACCCAACGTTTTGCATTTATTAATGCTATGTTGCTTATATCTACAACATCTACATTTGTACCTGCTCTAAAGTTTAAAGAAAATGGATACAGTATAGGATTTAATCCACCAGCACTTGTAATTAATTTTGTAAACTTAATATCTTTATCTGCTGACATATAACGTCTAGCAAGATTTGCATTATCTGTATTTGCTACAAATGAAACTTGTAAATTTAACATATCAATTAATCTTGACATATTATTAGTATCTGGATTATTAAAGTCTAACACACCATCAAATGAACTAGGAAATATTACCGTACCAGTTTCTGCTTTTGATACCTCTGTCATAAACTGGCTAAAGTTAGGAAATACTTGTCCTTGCTTTATAACTAATACTCTTTTAAAACCATTTATGTCAGCTATATTTCTCAAGTCATCTACAGAGTCTCCAATGAATTGTTGTACTCCATAATCTTCTAATTGTTTATGATAATACTCAATTAAATTCTGAGAAAAGCCTTTCACAAAGCCATCTAGATCATCATGTAGGTGCCAACCTACACATATATCTAAACTGTGTGCTTTTAAATTTTTTAAATGTTCTCTCATTCGTCCCAATGCATTTTGTTATTTTTCTGCCTAGAATACTCTATTTTTAATTTTAACATTTCTGCTACAGAAAATCTAAAGTTATATCTTTTAAAACTTACAGTTACATAACTTGCTGGTAAACGTGCTGGTCTAGGACCACAGTCATTGTAATACCACCAAATCTTACCACAGTCTTTTGATTGCATACCTTGTATGCCATCTTCTGTTTTCCATTTAGCAAGTATTTCTTCAAATTGATCTTGTGTTACTGCAAAATTTGTAACTATGTAATCAGTAATTTTAAAAGATACTTTTACTTTCTTTTCTTCTTTAAAAAGATATATTTTAATTAAATCAGAAAATAAAACTACGTTGTTATGATCTAAGATTGTATTCATTTGTTAACTCTGTTGCTACTGTTTCATCAATCTCTTGATGAGTTTGAAAATCTTCATAATATTGATTTATCCAATTTTGATCTGGTGCATCAATACCTATAGTTTTCCATAATGTATCTAAACCTTCTAGTGTTGTCCATTGACTTTGTTTAAGAATAATATCTCCTTCACACTCGTCAATAAGATTGTTATAAGCCTTTTTAGATTGAAACTTATCTACTACTTCTTTTACTCCAGGCCATGCATGACTATCTGTACTATTATTATTATTTTTTGAGTCTAACATAAGAGTATTATATTCTCTTGCCGCCCAATGTACTACGTTTCCATCCCATTCGTCTATAGCAGTTCTAATCATAATAACAGGAAGTTCTCTACTCCACTTCCAAATGTCTTTATAATTTTGGGCGTGTAATAGTACTGCAATACTTTTATTATTAATTAAGTTTAATAGTCCATCTAATTGTGGTACTGTAATTTCCATGGTGTTTCTTATGTTGTAATTGTAATATTGACTGTCACCTCCTTCTATATTCCAATAATCATCATGTACTCTTATTTTACCTAAGATACCAGGTTCGTGATCTATAGATTTGCCGTCAAGTTCATATGAAGCCCAATGTTCTCCTGCTTGACTTGTGCCATGTAGATTTGGACTGTTGTTTAGCAAATAAGGTACTTCCATTTGACTAAGACAGCTATGACTGCATACTAGATATAATGTGTTCATTCTATTCCTTTGTTAATTTTCTTTTTTCTCTAATGGCTTCTTGTAAATCAAGTATTTGTTCGTTTTCTATTAGTCTGATAATAGTTTCAGTTACGCCAATGTCTTGTTGTATCATACCTAATTTAGCCATTAGTTTTTCAAGCTCTACAGTATAAAACTTTAATTCTTTTTTCTTTCGGTCACGTTGATCATAGATATCGGTAATATCTATTATTAATTTAGTTGACTTTGAGTTGTGTCCTATTAAACTCATCTTACTCTCCACTAAATAGGTTTTTCCGATGGCTTTAGTCCTATAGGATTTTCAATCCCGGGCCAAGATAACCTACTATACTATTTAGTTAAACTCTTTAGCCGTAAATATACTATAACCTATCTTATGAGTTATACCTTCAGCTACAAAGTTTGATGCAGAATGTATTCTACCCATATCAAATATAATAGCATTTCCTGGTACCCATGGAATTACTTTTTCTACAGTTAAACCATGTAATGACTCATAAGGTAAATGACTCAAGTACTTTTGATGTATTTCTTTGTCAAAAGGTTTATCAGTATAATTAATGATATTTGAATAATCAGTTAAACTTTTATTGTAATAGCTTTCAGGTACCGGATCGTATCCTCTAAATAATTTAACAGGACCATCTAAATATGCTTGATCAAATGTTACAAAATTTGTTTGCTTACTTATTTCTAAAGGTAATACCAAAGTTTTATATATAGGATAAATTTTTTCTTCATAGTCGTCATTGTGTGCAATATGAGGTTTTTCAACTCTAAATATATTACTACCCCATACATAACAATTTGATCCTAAAATATCCCATACTAACTCTTGAACTGGATTAAACCATTCTTGTTTCTCGTCTCTATCTGGACTATAATTCATTACAACAGGTCCTTGTGATCCTGATTGTTTATATTTTATAATTTTTTCAGATCCACGAAAATACTCTAACAAATATTCAATCATTGACGGTGTAACTGCACCAACTAGATACTTAGAAGGTTTATATCTGTCTAATATTTTTTCTTTATCTTCTTGCGTTCTCATTACCATACTCCTAACACTTTACCATTACCTGCTATAATAAAAATACAAGTAACAATGTGTAGTACTATCCAAAACGTTCTTGCTATTAATGCTTTCTTTACATCAGTTTGTCTAATAGGAAGGAACTCTGGCTTGTCTTCATCATTGAGCCCAATTGGCATACCAACTGTCCTTGCCCAAGTTTTAAGCCAACGTCGTTGCCCACTCACCCTACAAACGCCTTTTCTAGTACATAACTTCCTGGCTCCTTCATGGTGCCTTCTGTGAATCCTCGATCTTCTAAGAATTCTTTTAATTCTAAATTCATAGGCATTGAACCGCAAATCATGACTCTATCGTTTTCCGCATCTAACGGTTCTAGCCCTAGTTTCTTTTGAATCTTACCTTCGTATAGTGCGGTTGTAACTCGTCCTTCGTTTTCACTTTCCTCACGTGTAGTGGTCATATATGTACAAAGTTTGTTTTGTGTTATCTGTCCATATATTGGATCATCGTTCAACCCTTCTAAATATTCTTTAAAAGGTAGTTCTTTTAAATTTCTTGCTCCCCATACTATAATAACCTTTTCATAATGTTTATAAGTATCTAATCCTCTAGCAATACTCATAAATGGTGCTATACCAGTACCTGTAGCCATCAAGTATAAGTTACGTCCAGGTAACATATTTTGATTAATTAATGTTCCTGTACTTTTTGTATTTACTTCAATTTCGTCACCAATTTTAATATCTTTTAACTTACTAGTTAGTGGTCCATCTGGAATTTTAATACTATAAAACTCTAAATGCTCTTGATGATTAGGGCTTACTACACTATAAGCTCTCATGATGGGTTTATTTCTTTGTAATTTTTCTGACCAATTATCTAACCCTACCATCATAAACTCACCATCAATGAATCTAGTTCCTGGGTCTCTTGTAGTCTTAAAATAAAACAATGTGTCAGTATAATGTTTTACTTCTAATACTCTTTCTTTTATTTTAGCCATCGTATACGTCCATTTTATCCTTAATTAATTCTTTCCAATTTCTTAATGGGGCTGAATTTAATGCTTTAGCAACTTTACTGTATTCTTCATCATCGTAATCAAACATTAATTTTCCTATGTCAACAGTACATACCGGACAATATTTTTTAATCATTTCAGTTTGAACCCGTTGCTCTTGTAGGTTGTCTTCTAATAATAATTTATTCTTTAATTCACCGTACGGTCTTAATTTATTTGCTCTTTTAATTATCTTTCTAAAATGCTGAGGATCTCTAGCATCTAACAGATACAAACAATCTGGTCTTACTTTATCTAATATTTGTTCAAAACCGCCTTCCTTAATAGCTTCTTTTACATTATGTAATAAGTTTGGTTTACAAGCAATCTTAGTAAAATTTGTTACATTTTTAAGTCTTCTTTTTTCTTTACTAGCAGTTATATATGAATGTATAACGTGTTGTTCCCAATCTCTGGTATCATCATTTGAATGTAAATGAGATGTATGCCTAGATTTTCCTTTTATTACTTTCCAAAGATTATGTTGCTCTATTGAATAGTGTAGAGGCTTATCAGTTTTTTGCCCCCAAAATTTATCTATCATTCTATCTCTACCCCAACATTGGGAATCTAAAAATCCATCATGTTGAGACATAAACCACAAAAACATATTACCACTCATACAGGCTGTATGCATAAGTAAATGACATTCTACTTTATTCACCTATTAATTCCTTTGCATATTTTAATTTGTAATTCCAGTTATCTATAGGTCCTGATTTTAAGTATCTTAAAACATTTCTATATTGTTCTATATCGTATTTAAATAAAAGACCATCAACATCTACATCACATATTGTATAATCTTTTCTAATATTATTTATAGCTTCACTTGCAATGTCGTGTTGCTCTAAAAGATAGTCAACACTAAACTCTTCATTATGTGTATTTAATAGTTTTAATCTAGCTACAAGTTTCTCAAAAAATTCTGTATTATTTCTATCAACTGTTAAATTATATATAACTGTTGGATTAATTTTTTTATATAAATCTAATTTATATAATTTATGTGGTGCATGAATATGTGTTTTTAATACTATCTTACGAAAATTAAGTTCTGGCAACCAATCGTGTTCTTTTTGTCTTTTAATGATACTTTCTAAAAACTCTTCCCAAGTATTATCTTCTACAAACCATTTATGATAATCATCTGGTCTAAAATGAAAGTAACCTTTATCAAAGTTTTCTTTACTGTAGTCTCCTTGATCTTCAGTATTACTTTTTACTGTAAGTCTTGGACGTAAAGGGGCAGGTAAGCCTCCTTTATGTAGGTTAAAGAACCATGTAAATAAATTTCCATAATACCCTTGACTGTGTACACACAGATGGCATTCTATATTTTTCATTGAATCCAGTTTATTATTCCTCTGATTGCAAGACACAAATACATAAGTTCCATTAGAGCTCTAGGTATGTCTTTATCTTTATATCCCATATAAACCCATATGCTACAACTAAAACAGGCTATACCCCAACCAATCCATTGAACTTCTGCATTACCACCTGACAAAAGAAATGCACTTAACATAGCAAGAATAAATCCTACCCATCTCCATCCATCAATTTTATGATAGTAACGTATCTTCATATTTAGAATTTCTTTCAAAGTTAATTATATGTTATTTATGAAATTCTAAAGTTTGGTAGTCCGTAGGGGAATCGAACCCCTCTTTTCGCCGTGAAAGGGCGATGTCCTAAACCGATAGACGAACGGACCTTATATTACTCGTGTTCACCTCCAGGATCATTTGGATCCAATGGAACTTTTTGTGCATTACCATGTTTATCTCTATAGATAGTATATGTTCTGCCTCGACCATATGAAGTATATCCACTAGCAAAATTTATTAATTTTGTAGGATTACGTTTTGCAGTTTCAAATGTTGCTACTGTAACTGCAATAGCACCTAACAATAGTGTATGTAATACCATGCTGAACACACCCATATACATACTACCTACAATAATGCCAAATACTGTACACCACATCCATGCCAATACTTGCATAATCATATGTCGTGTACTAAAATCTGGAATATTACTTAATGGATTTCTCTTATCATCCATTACACTATTCCAACAATCATAAACCCATTCTCTCATATCTTTCACCTTTTCAAATTTTACTTTTTTAGGATAGTTAGCATCTGCACTATCTCTAAAATCTATTGCATCATACAGATCGTGAAACTTTTCAACAACCTTGTGATCTCTAAAGTATGCTGATACTTTATACATTACTTCTCCAATTCTTAATGGCGAGAGTGAAGGGACTCGAACCCTCGGCCTTCTGCGTGACAGGCAGACGCTCTAACCAACTGAGCTACACCCCCAATTTAAGTTTTAATTATACTACTGTTTTACTGAAATGTCAAGACTAGATTATTTTCGTTTTGGTTTGCACCAAGTCTCTTTTTTGTCGCCATAATATTCTCTGGCAAAGCCGTTTTCAATAAGCATATGTCTAAGACTTTTACCATCAATAATAATGTCGCCTAACACTCTGCCACCAAATTTATCCCATTTAGCAATCGCTACTTGTAATTTTTTAGCATTGTTTAATTGATCTTTGGTAAACTGTGATGCTTCTTCACCCCACTTGGCTTCTGATTCGCATTCAGCTCTCCAACCTTTTTCTGGCGTGTCAACTCCATATACTCTTATACTTAATTCTTGTTTGAGTGGTGCCGGAAGAAATGGCGCCGCAAATGCTACTGTATCTCCATCAATCACTCTAGTAATTTCGTAATTGTATACTTTCATTTCAACTTCTTTTGCTACTGCTGGCCCAAATAATAATTGAGCTATTGTAAGTATTGTTGCCAATCCTAGTATAATATATACGTTTCTCATTTTAATGTTTTCCTATTCTATTAGTATTTATAGATATTGTGAAAATGTTTCTGTATATAACTGTTTTTTCTGTTTATATACTTTAATATAATCAATTAAATATTTTTTTAGTCTAAAAGAATTAACTATTCCCAAATATGCCATAATGTCTTCTGTTTTAGTAAACCAGTCATCTCCAACAACAATATGATCTATTTCTTTATTTGTATATGAGAAAAGTGTTTCTGTAAAATCTGCTTCTTGGCTTTTTACTTCAAATAGTCTTTTATGATCTTCTGCATCAATAAAATCAATATCATCTTTACCATTTTCTAATGCAGTTCTTAAATCGTTATGAGCAAAATTTAATTGCCACATATATTTTAAATCTCCATCTTTCCATCTACGTAACATAGCATCATGATATTTTTTATACCAAACTTCTTTCCAATTTTCAACACTGGTATGTTCTTGTATCCATGATTCAGTTTGTTCAATAATATCATCTGGAGTTTCAATCCAAGCGAATGCATACTGGCTTATATAAAAAAACATCTGTTCTTCAACACTATTATCAACTAATAAAGTTTTGTCTGCTTTGATTATAGTTTCTGGATTAACTAAATTGCCGCCATAGTTACTCCAAACAAAATAATCAAATTTACTTTTATCTTTAATAAAAGGTTTTGTTACATCAATAGTTCCTTCATGGGCTGGATTGTGCTTAACTAGTTTTCCATTTACTACAACACTCTGCGGTACATTGCTAGGCTGTTGATTTGTTGTTTCTAGTAGTGTTAATGATTTTCTATGTTTTTCATGATAAGGCGATTGACTATCTTCTATTAATACACCGCCTACGTGATGTCCTCTAGGTCTACAATACCCATCATTAAATGCATATAGTTCTGGACCTATGTTTAATTCTTGTGATAACCACCAGTTAATTGCTGGTGCTGAACCTGTATTATTTTGGTATATAATTATATCCATATGAATCTCTTTTTTAATGGTGGAGGATACAGGAATCGAACCTGCGACCTCCTGAATGCAAATCAGGCGCTCTCCCAACTGAGCTAATCCCCCAAAAAAAAGTTAACACACCTAAATGTGTTAACTAAAGTTTAGTCTTTGAAATATTTGTTAAGCATTTCAAGTCTGTCATGTGCAGTAGCCATTTTATCTAGCTCTTTTTGGATCGTTTCAACGATGTCTGAATGTTCGCCAATACCTACTACTTGCCTCATATAAACCTCAATGTTAGCTTTATGAAGGTCAATTTCTGCTTCTGCGTGTTTCTTTGCCGCCGCTAAAATTATTTCTTTCAACATAAATTCCTTTCCTAGCTACACCGTCTATAAACCTACTTGAGTGCTTACTCCAATGTTATTCATTTACTTCTTGTAATTTTGTACTTCTTTATATTTAGTCTTTGTTTTGTATGTCCTGCGTTGGGCTTTGTTTCAAAAGGGCCCTGTCCTGTAATATCCTTTGTGTGTATTTTATTTTAGTTATATGTCCTTAACACTTAACCGTGAGTGTTAAACGTGTGTATTACGGCACAACCCGATTTGGTGCCCTCGGAGAGACTCGAACTCTCACGTCTTGCGACACAGGTTCCTAAGACCTGCGTGTCTACCAATTCCACCACAAGGGCAAATACTTAATGGTGCCGTTACACGGATTCGAACCGCGGACCTACTGATTACAAATCAGTTGCTCTACCAGCTGAGCTATAACGGCATAATTTTATTTAGTTCAGTCTTGAACTTGTCTATTAACCTTTGCCACTTGCAGTAATATATCTACTCCAAGTACATCTTCTAACTTTGACCAGGGATCAATGAAGGTATCTCTTTCATCATCATAAGTGTAAGTTCCTATAAGATCTTCTGACTTCTGATATATATCATTAATATCATTAGCTAGTTTCTCATATCTGTTGATAAGATCTAAATCGTCGCCCACTATTGTAACTCAGGAAACATCTGCTTTACATAGTTCTTTACTATGACTTTTGTATCATTATCAACAGTTTCTATAGAAATTTTACCGGTACCCTTGTCTCTTACTTCGTCTTTTGCTAATTGCAATAATTCTCTTTTGTTTAGTTTCTGAATTTTTGCTAAATCAACAATATTACTAGTAAAAGCACTTAAGATATATGTGCTAACATCGTCAATACACATAGGTACTTCGATCTTAGCTTTTATCCTTTTGATCCCATCTTCATATTTTGTTGCTCTCATATTATTTTACTCTATTAGCCTTTAATTGCCGTTCATACTTTTATTTATAAGGTGTATGACACTTACTTACAAGTATACCTACTGTATTATTTGAAGTTGATGTAATAGTATGAATCATTGTAACAAAGTTCATTTCTGCTACAGTTTCTACACCATTTACATTTTTAACTCCAATCCAAGTATGATCAGGACCGCCTACATCTTGTTTTACGTTATACTCGTTTGTGTACAACCAAATTGATGTTTCGTTGTTTGTAATACTTGCATTTAGTATTTGTTTACTCATTTCTTCATTTATTACGCCATCTGTTGTAGCTGTCGCACTATCTGGCAAACATACCAAAGTATGTTGTAGATCATCTTGTGCAACATCTAGTGATGTTTGATGTTTTGCCTTTTGTCCTGCAAATACAGAACTTGACATTCCCATTATTAACGCCATTGTAAAGATTACTTTAATCATAATTACCTCTTTTGTTAGTTATTAAGTATTAATATACAGGCAAGAGCTTCTTTTGTCAACCAAGAAATGTTATTTTTATTGGTTTTTTTAAACTTTTTTACTTTTATGTACATTAACTGGTCTTTATAGGATAACCACTGTTAAAAGGCGTATATAGCAGTTTATTCGCCGAATTTAGTATGGATCTACTGTTGGAATAATCGTCATCTAGTCCTGATGAATATATATTATCTTGGCTTGCCAAGTTTCTAATTTTTTGTTTCAATGATGCGGCGGTATGGTAAGGTTCTAACTGTAGTATACACGCACCTAGTCCACAAACCTGTGGACTTGCCATACTTGTACCAGTAATATTATTTTGTTTATAATTACTATTAGCATGATATGTACTTCCTCCGCTCTCATTTGTCCATGCACTCATTATATTTGTTCCTGGTGCATATACTGTAATTCCTGGTCCTGTTTCGCTTGAACTTGCTTTTTGTTCTAGTCCACCACTGTGCAAGTTACTATCTAAATTACCAATCATCATTGCGTTATTACCAAATGGTGATCCACCTCTGTGATAATAATTTTTTGTTCCGTTAGTATTAGTATAATAGTTATTATAATCTATACCACCTGTTTCATCTATTTTTTGTCTTGAATTTCCTGCCGCTATACAAACGTGTATACCTTCATCGGCTAATTCCTGCACATCTGCATCTGTACTAATTACTCTTATTGGATGTCTACTAAAAAATCCACCACCTATCATTCCATAGTCTGCTCTTTTACTAGTTCCTGTCCAATTTGTTCCTCTGTAATTACCACCTGTAATATTAACAAACCCTGTACCTGTTCCCCAACTCATATTAACTATTGTTGGTCTTCTGTATCCTGTACTTGTAATTGGTTTATTTCTATGCCATAGTTTAATGATATCAAATGCTCCTGAAACTGGAAAGCCTTGTGTATCACCTGACAAATTTACTCTAACACTATAGATATGTGCATTTTTAGCCCAGCCATAATTTAGACCTGCTACTGTTCCTGCACAATGTGATCCATGTCCATTCCAATCTGAATAATGTCCAGAAGGCATTGAACCACTTATACCACTTTCAGCATACCAATCAATTTGTTTTATTCTACTATTACCATCTGCATCATTAAACTCTGGGTGACCTATTTGTATACCTGTGTCTTGTATTACAACATCAACTCCTGTACCGTCTAATGTATAAGCAAATTGATCATCACTTGGAGATGAGAATGTATAAGGATTATTTTGTTCTATGCATCTACGCATACCCCAATTCATATAATTGCCACTATCTGATGTTGTTTTTGAAAAATTTCCTGTTTGGATAGCAAGGGGTTCAATAATTAAATTGTCGTCTTGCTCTGGTGGTAGTTCTACTGCATCTACTCTTGAATCTTTTCTTAATTTAATTACTTCTAATGCGTTCAAGGCATAGTGTGTATTTCTTTTACTACCTGGTCTAGCATTTGCTACATCTACAGTTCTATTAGGAATATCACCTGCGCCAGTAGACGCAATCATTTCTTGATTAAACTGTGCATAATCAACGTCTGATTTTAATGTAACAATATATTCACGTTCTATCAATTTAAATCTACCCACGCATTATTGGCGTAACCTTGAAACTTGTTAATATCAGTATTATAAATCATATCGCCACTTTCAGGTGATGATATTTGATTTCTTTCTACTGTTGTCATTGTTGCAAGTTTCATTGGCACCTTTCCTGTTACTTCTACTCTTTGTGTTGCAGTTAGTGATAAGTTATTACCACTTGCGAGTACTATGTTGCCTGTACCTGTGACTGTAAAATTATTTGTTGTTACACTTGTAAATGTTGGGTTTGTTGGATAACTTCCACCGCCACCACTTGACAGTAAATTATTATTATCTGTTAGCTGGCTTAGGTCTGTTGGAATAGTTGGTAAGTTAGTTAGGCTATTATAGTTTCCATCAAATAAGTTTGGTTTATTTGTTAAATCTATATAACTGCCTGAAAATAATTGTGTTTGTAAAGCATACGGAGTCAAATCTATCGAAGGTTGATAGTTTGCTAATTCTGTTTGTAATTGTGTGCTTGTTACATAATTAGATAGTGTTGTTTGTAATTGTGTATTTGTTATTGCACCACTTGCTGAACTTGCTGACGAGCCTGAGCTTGTGCTACCGCCGCCACCTAAATTTGTTGTTGTAGCAGGTGATGATGTAACTACTGTACCACTTTCAGCTAATCCTGCCAATCCTGGTTGTGTATTAGTTTGTTCTGGATCACCTACACTTGTTTCTTGTACTGCTTGAATACTTCTTTGTGTATAGCCTGTTACTCTACCACAATGATCATATATTGGTTGTCTTTCTGCTAGTGCTACTGTAGGAGCACCGTCGTTTTCTAATTTTGCTAATAGTTCTGGTTCAAGTAGATATGCAAATATATTATTTCCTGCTTCATCTACTTCGTATGCTTTTAAACTGTTATACAATGATTGTAAATTACTAGCATATTGTTGACTTTTTGCTAGTGTCATATTTTCGTTATCTACTGCTACACCAACATTTGTGTTTACTCTATTTGTAGGAGCAAATATACTTCCACCTGTTGAACTTGAACCTTTAAAATTATTTTCAAATTCAATTAAGTTTTCCATATCAGTTTTAAAAGCATTTAAATCATCAATTAATCCTTGTTGAATGTTAGCTGGTAAGTTAGCAAGATTGCCAACTTGATCACCTAGACGTTTTAAGATACCACTCGTAAATAAATTTGGATTAAATTTCCCATCAGTTCCTATACAGCCACCTATGTCACCGTCTGCCATAGTTCCTAGTGTGTCAAGTATATCTTTACCTGCTCCTACAAAACTACCCATTGCATCTCTAAGAACATTTGGAATAGCACGTGGAACAACTGGTGTACCACAGAAGTTAATCATATTTGCAATGGCCGCAAATTCAGCAACGGCAGAATTTAATCTACCTAATGCATTATCAATATTTGTGTGTGCTATAAAATCATCAAGAGCTTTTTCAGCATCTTCTAATGCTCCTCTTAGATCTGCTAGTGCTTCTGGAATTTCTGGTATTAGTCTACCAAGATTTACTTTTAAACATATTTGTAAATTAGGTAACTTAATTCCGTTACCTGCTAGTAAACTACAAATAATTTCTTTTAAACTGTATGCTTGAGTTTGTGCGGTGATTGTGCCATCATTAACATCTACATCAACTTGACCAGTTGGTATGTCAACTTTGGTTCCGTTGATATAATCATTAAAATCTTCTAAACCGTCTTTAAAATCACCTACACTCATTTTATTTTGATCCTATGTAGCCTGCAATAATTCCAATCATTCCTGTTAATGACATTTTCATTAAAGTAATTACTGATTCGTCTACTGGTCTATTTTCTTGCAAGGCAACATAATAGTCACCAATTATAATAACACCTAGTAATGTAAGTACCCCTACAGTTAGAGCTACTATAACTAGGTCTTTTAAATTCTTAATCATGTTATTGTCCTATATAAACGTCAGGACTACCACTATCTGATTTTGGATTGCAATGTCCAGGTAATGGACAAAATCTATCTGCATCGGAATCGTTTGGAACGACAACAACTAATTTGTTGCCTACAAATACATTTTTGCATTGTGCGTTAAGAGCACCTCCGCCATGACTATTTGGATCTCTATCAACACTAATAGGTTGATTATTTACATGAACGTTACTATGTCCTTGTGCTTCTGTTGAGGCACCACATGAACGTTTATCTCCGTGTCTATGAACTGGTTGCATTTGCTACTGTTAATCCTGTACTTTGTTTGATATACATATCACTTGCGTCTTTAGCAGACTTAACTATGCATATAATACTATTTATCTTTAATTTGATCTTAGTATCTGGACTAACGGTAAACATATAAGGCGCTAAGGCCATGCCGTTTTGAGCGGCAACAAGTATGTAAGGTTTAGCTAACGTAACTGTTTCATCAGTTTCTGTATCTAATCTTGCAATCATTTCTTCACCAGAAGAAAGTTTAATACTTACTACATCACCTACTTGGTATTGTGTTTCTATTAACATATATTATCCTGTTGATTCACCAGTTCCATTAAAACCAGTGTCTTCAATGTATTTTAGAAACTGATCATATCCACCAACTACTTTACCATATACTTTAATTTGTGGAAATGTTCTAGCTTCAGGGAAGTTTTCAAAAACTTGCTCCCTATTGAAATCTACGCCTAACTGTTTATAGACGAATTCAAATTTTCTTGATTCACATAATCTTTTTGCGGCATCGCAATAACCACATTGTGGTTTACCCCATATCTCTATCATTATAAACTCATTCCTTCAAAGGTGTCTTCACCTACATCTTTTTTAACACCACCAATAACGTAACTACTAATTTCTGTTTCTTGTGGTGCAACTTGAACCTCTGCTCCTGCTATCCATTTTTGTGTCCAAGGTAACGGGTTAGCTTGGCCAGGACTATAAGGACACTTCATACCTAAAGCTGTCATACGTTTACAACAAATCCATTCAATATAATCTTGTAATAATTTTGAATTAAGACCAATCATTGATCCATCTTTAAACAGATAATCTGCCCATGCTTTTTCTTGATCAACTGCGTCTATAAACATTTTTGTAACTTCATCTTCGCATTCTACTCTAATTTTTTCAAAGTCTGGATCTTCTTTTGGCAATACTTTTGTTAATGCATATTGCGTACTTGCTAGGTGAACATTCTCATCACGTGCAATAAACTTAATAATCTTTGCATTACCTTCCATTTTCTTAAGCTCAGCAAACGCCCAACTACAAGCAAATGAAACATAGAATCTAACACCTTCTAAAATGTTAACACTATTTAAAGTTAACCATAATTTTTTCTTTAAGTCATACAGATCAACATTAACTTCTTTTCCGTTTACTTTATGCTTACCTGTTCCTAACAAATTATAATAACTTGTTAGTTCAATTAAATCATCATAGTATTTAGAAATATCACCTGCACAATCAACTATCTCTTTACTGTCAGTTAGCTCATCAAAAACTTTAGTAGGATCAGCATATACATTTCTAATAATATGAGTATAGCTTCTACTGTGAATTGTTTCTGAGAATGTCCAAGTAATAATCCAATTTTCTAATTCTGGTAAACTAACGATAGGACTAAATGCTTCATTAGGAGCTCTACCTTGAACACTATCTAAAAGAATTTGACGTTTTAGATTACTTGTAAAAATATGTTGTTCATGCTCTGTAAGATCTTTAAAGTCTTTTGCATCTTTACTTACATCAACTTCTTCAGGTCTCCAAAAGAAACCTAATTGTTTATCAGTCAATTTATCAAACTGTTTATATTTTAAAGTATCGTATCTTTGAAATCCTAAATCACCATCTAAAAAAGCATTTGCTTCTGTATGATATTTTTCATTCTTAATATTAATAACGCCCATTTTATTCCCTCTACTAAATTACGCAACTTTCACAATAGTCGTCGTACTGTTCATCTGATTCAAAGTCTTCACGGCCTTTAAGTGGTTTGCTTTTAAATTCAATCTCACCTTGACCATCATATGTATTAAAATAATACAACTGTTTACCACCGTACTTGTAAAACATTACAAGATGTTGTAGCATAACACTTAATGGAATCTTCTCGTCTGGAAAAAACTCCGGGTTATAACTTGTATTTACCGATATGCCCTGATCAATATACTTCTGGAGAACGGCCATAATCTTTAAATAACCTTCTGGACTTTTTTGAGTCCATAGTAGATCATATTTATTCTTTAGACGTGCATATCCAGGTACAACCTGTTTCAAAACACCATGTTTTGATTGCTTTACACTTACAAATGCACGTGGTGGCTCAATACCGTTAGTACTATTGCTTATTTGTGCTGACGTTTCAGCAGGCATAAGAGCCATTAATGTACTGTTACGAATACCACTATTTCTTAATCTTTCACGTAGTTCTTCCCAAGGCATACGTTCTTTATGTGGTACTAGTTCATCTAATTCTTTTTTGTATGTCATATTAGGTGTAATACCATCACCGTATCTTGTTTCACCTGTACCAGTTATTGGTCCATATTCTTCTGCAAGTTCTACACTTGCTTCTATTAAGTAATAACTCCAAGCTTCTGCCCATTCGTCTACTTTAGCTAATCCACGTTTGCCAATATTCTGATATGTTAAATCATTTTTTGCTAACCAATATGCAAAGTTAATAATACCTATACCTAATGGTCTACGTTTCATTGTGCTTAATTCTGCCGCTAATACTGGATATTGTTGATAGTCTAATAATGCATCTAATCCACGTACTGCTAATTTACAAACTTTTTTAAACTTACTAGGTTCACTAATATTTCCCCAATTGATTGCACTTAACGTACATAAACTAATTTCACCTTCTTTGTCTCTAACACTATACAAAGGTTTAGTAGGTAAATTAATTTCACAACATAAGTTACTTTGTTTAATAGGTGCTAGTTCAGGCTTGAACGAACCATGCGAATTAGCATGATCTACATTCATCAAATAAACTCTTCCTGTATTTTTACGTTCTTCCATAAACATTCCAAATAACTCAGATGCTTTAAGAACTTTTTTTCTAATTCCAGTTTTCTTTTCAGCTTTCTCATATATTTCTTTAAACTTATCTTGATCAGCAAAAAATGCATCATATAAGCCTGGAACATCTGCAGGTGAGAAAAGTGTAATATTACCATTTGTAAGTAAACGTTCATACATTAATTTATTAAACTGTACGCCATAATCCATATGTCTTACACGATTATCTTCTGTACCTTTATTATTTTTAAGTACAAGCAAGTCTTCAACTTCTAAGTGCCAAATAGGATAGTATAACGTAGCCGCTCCACCACGAACACCACCTTGACTACATGACTTGACTGAACTTTGAAATAATTTATAAAAAGGAATAACACCTGTATGTGTTGCATCACCGTTTCTAATTTTTGAACCAATGGCACGAATAGAACCACCGCCAATACCAATACCTGCTTTCTGTGAAACATATTTTACAATAGCAGATGATGTAGCATTAATACTATCTAAATCGTCATCAGTTTCTACTAGAACGCAAGAAGAGAATTGTCTTTGTGGTGTACGTACACCTGCCATTACTGGCGTAGGCAAACTAATATCAAAATTACTAATTGCGTCATAGTAATCTTTAACCCATTTCATTCTTTCTTCTTTTGGATATTGACTAAACAATGTTGCTGAAATCATCATATAACATACTTGTGGTGTTTCAAATATTTCACCTGTTGCTCTATTTTGTACTAGATACTTTCCACGAAATTGTTCCATGGCCGCATATGTCATATCTTCATCACGTTCATGTTTAATAAACTCTTCCATTTGATTAATTTCATTTTCATCATAAGCAGAAAAAAATTCTGGATCATATAAACCACGATCAACATTCATACGAGCTATCTCTCGTAAATGTGGTGGTTCAAATTTATCATAAACTTGTTTACGTAAATGGTAGTTAATAAGTCTACCAGCTACCCATTGATAATTTGGTGTTTCTTCTGATATAAGATCAGCCGCCGCTTTAATTAATGTTTCTTGAATATCTGCACTCTCAATTCCATTATAAAATTGTAAGTGACTTTTAATTTCTACTTCACTAGCACTTACACCTGTAATATTTTCGCAGGCGTAAAATACAACCTTATGCATCTTCTCAAGGTCAAGTTCTTCTTCTGTACCATCTCTTTTTTTGATTATTGTTTTTATTGCTGTCATCATTGTCCTAAATCTCAAATAGTCTTGTATTTACATCGGCTGTAGCTATAGATAACTATTTGCTTAATGTACTAACATCAATATCTTTTAAAACTTCTAGTTCTTTGTCTATAATGTCAGTGGTGTCTATATTGTTATAATTATAGTTTAAAACGTACTTGTTGTCAACTAAAACTATTAACTTTATATCATTTTTTTCCACAGTTTGTACAAGCAATATTCTACAGGCTATATTACTATAGTGTAACGTGTATGCCATACCCAACGACACAACATTTTCGTCGTAATCATTCTGATGTAGCATTTCCCAAGGTGTACTCCATGTTGACTCATCAAATGGATCAACTTTTCTAGTACCTACTGGTGTTGTATTCCAAAAGTCTAAAACAACTTGTAATTGTTCTAAAATATTGGAAACACCACAAATCCGTTTCCTTAATTCACGCCACCTTTGAATTCTTTGTCTAGGAGGCAATTGCCATACTTCGTCCATTTATTTAAAATGATTTTTGTACGTATTTTAATGTGTGTACGGTATCAAGATCTGTAGTATCAAACATTAAACTAAATTTGTCTGTACTATTATGTGAAAGACTAAAGACTAAAGGCATTGCGCCATTGCTGATGTCATATACGTCTTTGATTGAGCTTGTTGTAGGAACGCCAGCATTGTCATCAATTAGGATTGATAACTGTCCGTGTCTTGAAGCTGACGTTGTTGTTAAACTATAATCAATAGTAATCTTATCTTTATTTGCACAAATAAATTCAATTCCTGATTCTTTAGGTCCTGCAGAATCTGCTGTCAGTTTGTTTAGACTTTGAGACTGTACTGGATTTGGGAATGCTTCTGCATGGTAGCCAACTTCTTTATTATAGTAAAGTTCAAAAACTGTACTAGATGTAGGAGTTGAAGATAAGCCATGCGAGAATGATGCAACTGCATCCTTGAATGTTATGTTATTACCTGTTATAGAAATATTATCACTTGCTGGGTTAACTGTGATTCCATAAGTATACTGATCTAAATTAGCGATTAAATCTAAATCAATAGGATCGCCGTTTGCTGAAGTAAATTCTACTTTAGCTGTCGTTGCATCACTATTACTTACTTGGCAAGTTCCATTTACTGAAGCTTGTCCTATGAATAATCTTTGAATGTCTTGTGCAAGTCCAAATTCACCTGGTAGTAATTTTGGCAAATCTGCCAAATTACCTTTTCTAACTGTCATTCTAGCTGTCGTTGTTGTCATTGTTTATTCCTTAATATAATGTATTTATCTTTATAGATTATAAAATTGTTCTAAACGTTCGGCCCATTTAAGTTCCCATTGTTTAAATTCTGTACTATCTGCTTCAAATAATTGAAACTCACCTGCTCTACTGCACATAAAAACAGCTATGTTTGATATGTTTGTTCCATACATTTCATTGTGGGCGTTTGCATAGGCCGCTCCTTGTAGGAAATAATCATCAATCCATTCACGTTTTTTAGGTTTATTGGTCTGTTTAAAGTCCATGATAGTTTGTTTACCTTTATATACTCCAACTAAATCTGTTGTACCTGCATATAAATCTTTTGCTACTAAATTAACCTCTGATCCCCACACTTCGCTAATATCAGGTTCCACATTGTCTATTACAACTTGTGCCATACCTTTTGCTTGTTTATGGACCATATTGTTTCCTGGATTGTATTCTTCATTTTTAAACCATTTTTCTAATATATTATGCATTACAGATCCAACATTAGATGCTTCAGTTACAATACGTTGTGCTTCAGCATCTCCTACACGTTTTTTCCATCTAGCCAATCCTGCTTTTTTATCTGCTGATTGGGTTGCACTTAAAATAGTGGTTACACTTGGAACAGGATCGCCCCAAGGATTCTCATATAGACGTTTCCCGTCTACTGAGGTTCTTTTAAATTCTTTATAATCATAAGGGGATTTTATTTTTAACATACTCATAGTATATGTGCCTTCTATAGAAATGTCAATGAGTTATTTGAGATTTTGTTGATTACCAATATACATACCATTTAAAAGTTTTACTGGTATTAGTATTAGTTAGTCTTTCTATTTTGTATCCTAGGTTTTGAAAATATTTAATTACTTGTTCCATTTGATTTGTTAGTCCACGATCAGTGGCAGTACCTTGCCAAATATTAAAATAATCAACACTTGTAGGATTAGATATACTGTATACACCTGCTACAAATCCTAGAGCTGTATTTGCAGTTCCTGCACCTATCTCATATGACCAAGTTGAACCTTGTGGCTCAGTTATAGTAAGTATCAAGTAATTACTATCCTTTGAAGCCGTTAAACCTGCAACTCCTGCATCGTTGATATCTGCTACTATTGCGTTTAATGATGTTCCTGTGGTGCCTAATGTTATTGTATTATTATCAAAAATTAAAGTGTCACCTACTGTTATTGTTGGATTTAGTGCAGTTCCTATTTTTTGAACACTTGGCGTAGCTTCTGTCATTGTTGTAGTATCATCTACATATGCTTCAAAATTACCTAATGCACTCTGTGAAATAATTTCTTTCATTATTTCTTGTGTTTCAGTAAACACAATCATATCTTGTGATGCTTTTGATCTAGCTTGTGCCGCGTTTAGTCCTACACTCATTTGTTTAACTCTTTTTTAACTTGCTTCTTAGCCATATTAGTTACGGTCTTATCTGCTTTTTCGGGGTCAACCTTGTTTAAATTACTAGCATCAAGACTTGAAGTATTAAAATAAACCATTCCATCTTTTATATTATTAACTATAGGTAAATTTGATATCTCATCAAATAATGATTCGTTATCAGCATCAACACCCATAGCTTTAAGTTCTTTAACTAAAGATTCTAGAGGAATACTATCTACACCTTCACTACTTAGAATTGAGAGTAGATCAATAACTTTTGAATCTACTTCAGAATTTAATTCGAAGAGTTGAGAGTACCTCACGTTAATTACCTCTTTAGTTCCGCAAATGCTTTTTTAAGAACGTCTTTGCTAATTTTACCTTCTGATTGTGCTTCTTTAACCATCTTGATTGCTTTTAGGTAAGGATCAACTGATTCTTCTTTCATCTCTCTACCTTCAGCATCTGACTCTGCACTAGCGGCATCAGCACCTTCAAAATCATCACCAGCTGGTTCTTCAGCAGGTGCATCAATTGCATCCATATCCATAGGTGCTTCAGGTGCAGGCTCCATACTCATATCTGTTGCTGGTGCTTGACCTTGTGCTACTAATACTGCGTTACTTACATCATCATTGGCTTTTTTAACTGCATCAAGAGCTGTACCAATTGCCATTTCAGCACTCTGTGAGAATGCTTCAGCTTCAGCAGTACCAACTTCTTCTTTCATTGCGTTAGTAATACTCATTAGTTCTTCTACTTGCATACTTGCTAAATTTTCAGCCATTTTTTGTAAGTCGTCAGCCATTTGTTTTGCGGCTAGAAGTACTTCAGCTTGGTCCAATTCGCTTTCCATTACTGGTTTATTTGACATAGCTTCTTTTATACCTTCTAATACTAACAATAACTTCTGATATTGTTTGTCATTTACTGCGATACCATTATCACGTAATGACTTGATTTTAGATTCTGTAAATGTCTTAACTTTTTGTAGTTTGGCACCGTCTGCACCAAAGTTAAAGTTAACACCAAATACTTCTTTTAGAACTGAATCTAATTTCGTTATTTTGTTTACTTCTAAATTTTTTAAATCCATAATTTGACCCCTTCAGGTTTTTCTTAATATATTGTATTTATGCTTATAGGCAGGATTTGATCTGTTTTTTGGCTTCGTTCATCTTCTGAACCGCTTGACCTTGCTTGGCCATTGCTAAATCTAGCTTAAATCCTTCACTTACTTTGGATTTTTGCTTGTAAAACGCCGCTTCAGCTAGTTGACTACCATAACGTACATCTAAATCAAGTAATTGTTTAATATTACTTGTCTTGCCATGCATCATACCTTTTACTATTCCCATTGCCGTTTCAAATAATGCAATTTGTTCGTGCAATACTTTACCATCTTCCTTGATAGTATAAAACATCTTTTTAATACCTGGAACAACTTGTTCTTTGTCCATAGTGATCTCATATTCTGCAATCTTTACACTATTTCCTTGCTTTGTTGCTACAGCCATTGTAGGATCTTCATATGTTTCTTCTACTGCTTCTTTAGCCACTTGTGTTGTAGCTTCGTCTAGTTTTTGCAGTATGTCATACATACCTTTAGCATTTTTGCTAACACTATTCAACAAATTTGCTTTTAATTCTGGATTGCTTTTTTGTTCAGTTTCTGTAGGAACTTTTGAACTCTCATTTAACTTTTGAATAAGTTCTTTCATTCCTTTTGTTTCTTCGTGTGTTGGCATTATAGGCTCCCTTTCATTCTTTCATAGAATACTTTATTATTCTCAACTATTTTTTTAACAACATTTTTGTTAACCAAGTTTTGAATTAAAATTAAATCTCGTTCGTTTAGATCGTCTTTGCATTTACGTTCTAACAAATTCTCATAACATTCACTTTCGTGAACTGAGATGAATACTGGAATGCCTCCGGGTTGTTCAATCGTTTTCATTAACGACCTCCCATTGCCAATTGTTTAAGTCTTTCAATTTCTTGTGCATTTATATTTGATTGTTGCTGGTTTGCATCTGATTTATATTTGTTTTCAGCTCTTTCAATATCATCTGGATCTGCACTACCTGCTCTTACTGCTCCTTGACCAGTTGGTTGTTTATTTGAACCCGCTACATATCTTTGTGGGTTACTTGAATCTCTTTTTGCATCTTGTTGTGCATTAGTAAAGTCTCTTTGATCATTGCCGTTGTTTGATGCTCTAATTGTAGCATTACTTGGCTTGGCTGTTTGTATTGTTCCATACCCAGCTTCATTGACTCTACTTAAATCTATAATTGATGAAAATTTATCATTGTCTTCATTTTTAATTGAATCTAATAAGTTAAGTGTATCGCCAAAAGATAACCCTTTTAATTGTTCCATGATGTCATCTTTTTTAAGTTCTAATCCGAACTTAACGTTAGCATAATCTATTACACTATCTACTGTACTATTATTTACTATTTCCATCTTAACCTCTAGCTTTGTTTAATCTAGCAACAATACGACTTGCAGGATTTAACCTTTTAGAACGTACTGCCGCCTTTTGCATACGAGCACCTTTTTGTGCTCTTGTTTTTCTCATTACGAATCTCTTTTTGAGATCCATAGGTGCCGCACATTGACTAGGATTTGCTACAATTCTATTCTTACGAATACCAACTGTGCAACGAAACTTCCTAGTTACAGCTTTACCTCTTCTAGCAAAAATTAATTTTGCTTCAGAAATTACTGTATTGTACGACTCATTTAATAACATTAACCTGCACCCAATAACGGAGTTACTGTATTTAAATTTAGTAACAACAATACTATTGTTGAGAGCAATCCTGCAATAACCGTTGCCGCGGCTCCAATGATTAGCTTGTTACTAGACATACTTGCTGATGTTTGCTTTTCTGCTACTTTACTCATAGCCGTAGTTAAGCCATCCACTTTAGTTTCTAATCTATTTAATTTTTCTTCCAACACGCGATACCTTTCCGCACACAGATCAACGTGTGCCTCTAGATTTTCACGCTCAAGCCTTGACTGATTCATTGCCATATTATGTTCTCACATTCTTTGACAGCGTCTTATTAAGAGCTGATTTGTATGAGTACAATCATTCGTACTCTACTACTATTTATATGTTTTCACTATATTTAAAGTAAGTATTTTTCTTATTCACTGTATTTGTGTCAATTATCTCTGGATCAATGCTTATTGTTTCGTTTAAATCTTCGTGTATTGGCATTTTATCAAAGTCTTCTTTTAACATATAAACGTCATTATTATCTTTTTTCCATGCATCTGCTGTCTCACTAGCAAATTTTAACACCCATACGGTATGAGTGCCTGTAAAATTTGTGCCAAATTCATATTTGCTTATATCTTGCGAATCTAAAATTTGTACACTACTTAAAACTGGTTGAGATCTTAGACTAATACTTTGGATAAATGTATTCAAGTTCTGTGCTTGGAAATACCCACTTGCACTTGTTTTTGGACTTACTACACCAGAATCTGTTATATCAATCAAGGTGTAAACCGTATAAAAATCAGTTGAGCCTGTTAATACTTCAACTGGCCTTGAAACTGCCATATTACATACCTGTCATTTTACCAGCAGTATATCCAGCCGCAAATGCCGCCGCTCCACGTGCAATACGTTTACCTATACTACCTTTTTTCTTATTGTCTATCTCTAATCCTGCTTCGTTTGCATACTTTGTAAATATTGGATTTAAATCACTTCTTCTAGCATTTAATCTAAAATATTTTGTTAATTGTGTAGCCGCTAATTGTCTTTGAGTAGTATTTAAAGTATCCCACTCACCTACTAGTCTTCTAGCCGCTTTTAGTTTTGGATCTTGTATTGCTAAATTTTTTTCTAATCTATAAAAGAAAGCCTGTGCTTGTCCTGTGTTTATCTTTCCTGATTCAATTTGTTTTAAAAAGTTTCTAATTCTTTTTTGTTCTACATTAACTTTAGCAAGTAATAACTTATCTGCTTCTGAATCAGCTAATCCTGTGGGTTTTAATGTAGAGTGTATTGTTTGATATAAATCTGTTCCACTAGGACTAGGTTTATTCCAATTTGAAAACATACTTGTTCTACGTGCATATTCTTTTGCTACTGGTGCATATTTGTAATCATTTGCCATTGCGTATAAACTCATCATACTTACAAAAACATGATCTGTTAATGATCTAGCACCTTGAGCTTTAATCATATCACGAGTTCGAAACATTCTAGCTTCGCCTAATGAATTAATAAATTCTAAATACGGCTCTTCGCTATCTTTGGGCATTTCGTGTCCGCCTTGCATTGCCGAATATTGTTCTAATGTATATTTTTCTTTGCTCATGGATTATTCCTTGCAAAATTTGCTTGTGAGAATGTTGATCTATTAACCAACTTAACATCTTTATCTACTACATAACCTTCGCCATCTTTTACTGCTTGTATATCAGCTTTTTGATTATCTAATAATTCAATTACTTTATTTTTTACAGTCTTAATTCCCTTAATAAAACTAAATGTAGCATTAAAGCCTTTTGCTTTAGTATTTACATAATCTAATAATCTCTCTTTTTTAGGTTCAGATAAATTACTACTTTGTACCCATTGTACAAAATTTGCTCCTAGATTATCTAGTGATTTATTTTTTACACTAGCATTTATATATTGATAAAGTATCTCACCAAAATTTTTCATTTTAAGTTCTGCTGGTACATTGAATAAATCATCTATTGCTTTTGCATTCTTATTTAAATAATTTTCTAATTCATCTACTTGAGGTAGATCTACTCCAGGTGATTTTTGCATTGTAACTGGTGGCATAATCATTGTTGCTCCTTGTTGGAACTGTCCCATATCAACATTGCTAGTAGTACCATCTAATCCTATAGCTTTATGTATTACAACTCCTACTTCACTTGCGAGTATCTTTTTGCCAATATCACTATTAGCAACAACTTCATACTTTGTAGTATTTGGCATAAGAGTAATTTTATTATTTTCTTCAGTAGGCTTGTTCATCCATAATAGGTCACCTATAACGTAACCTCTGAATCCTTCTGGAACTGTGCTTTCTACTTTATCCCATATACCACCCATTGTTTTTGCAAAGTCTGCATTATCTGGGTTTCTGTTAACTATCATATCTTCTAGTCCTTTAGAACTAGTTACTCTACCATTATATTTTACTGCACCAAATCCTGATTTATCAGTTAAAACAAATTCACCTTTTTCATTACGCCCAAATACTATTGCTGGTCTTCCGTCCCATTTAATAGTAACTGAACCAGGATTTTGTTCAACTTGATGTAGTGTACTGATTGCTTTTTTACCGCCTGCTACCCCATCACGAAGAATTAAATCTTCAAGATGTTGTATTCTTGCGTTTTCTTTAAGATTTGCTTTGTACAAATCTTTTTGAATAATTCTGTGTTTTCTGTTATCTCTGGATTTACGTTTCTTAGACCCAACAAATAGTATTTCTTTTATTTTCATCTTGATGTCCTGATTTTTTTGATACCTCGATTAAAACGTTCGGGATCTCTATTTTTAATACTTAACATAATCCTTTTGTTTAAATCTTGAGCTGTTTCAGAATCAAAATTTGCATCAATCATTTCAAGAATATTGATAATACTACTGATAGCATTGGTACCTCTACTCTCAAGGATTGCGTTTTTATCTTTCTTAGGTGCTAAAGAGTTTATTTCCTCTAACAAGCTACGAGTGCGTTTTTTCATTGTATCTCTCCAGTAATAATTTACTTATAACTGTATTTATCTAATTATTACTTCTTTTCAGCATACTTCGAAGTTTGTCGTGTCCAGATAATGTGTTCTCTACTACACTATTTTCAGCTATACTCTTCTCTTGATGGGTTACTTTGTTCTGTGCTTTAATTTTTTCAAACATAGCACTAGGTTGATTAGCTACAGATCCTTGCTCTTCTTCTGCTAAATCGCTAATACGAAGCCCAGATACGTCAAATGCTAGGTCTACTTTTTGCCCCACTCCACTACTACTTCTAGTCTTCATAAACTGTATTTGATATCTGCCTCTTTCACGCATTGCTTGGCTACTAAAAATACCAATAACGTTATCTGCTGTCTGAATTTTACTTAAACCACCAGCAATATGAGAGTGATCAAATTCTACTTCTTCTACTGCACTTCTGTTTAACTGAGATGCTGTCGCTAGTAATATATCATTTTCTACTGCAAAATTACGCAATTCTTCTGATACAAACTTGTCTTTAATAAACAGATCACTTGGACTTACTTTGCTCTGTGCTGGCATCATTAAGTCTAAGTAATCAACACATACTCCATCAATTTTTATATTGTTTTTTACTTCATACTCTTTAATAAAACTTGTAATAGTGTTAACTGTAATACCATTAGGTAATTGTACAATTTGCAATTTACCCGCATCTTTACCTTGCATACGAACTTTTAAATCTACATCATCTGCATTTTTAAATACTTCTCTGGTATTCATTCCTGTTAGCATACTATCTAATCGCATACTACATAGTTCTTCACTTAATTCTAAACTAATATAAATTACATTTTGCCCTGCTAGTGCCCAGTTCAATGCCAAATTCTGTAAGAACAAACTTTTACCACCACCTGACGGTGCGGCAAATATATTTAATTCTCCTCTGTTAAATCCACCATATAGTTTTTTATCTACTTCAGCCCAACCTGTGCTAATACCACCTCTTTGATTTCTTATACGTTCAATACGTTCAGCTGGACTTTTCCAATAATCTGTACCCATATGTTTTGCTAAACCTAATTGTACTGCTTCTTTTACCATTCTTTCTACAGGACCATATTCGCCCTTTTCTAAAAGATCAGCACTTTTTAAAATTGCACTTTCTAATGCTTTATGTCTACAAAATATTTCAAACTCATCTATAAACCATTTCTTATGTCTATCATCAACATCTTTTAATGGCTGTAGTTCTAAATTTGAGATTGCTTTAATTTGATCTAGTGTAGGCAATGCTTGATATTCTGTTGCATGACTTTGTACAAATTCGACGGTTTTACGTAGCTCTCTGTCAAAGAATTCAGGATTTAATATTGCATTTACTCTAACAAATAAATCTTGATCTTGTGACAAGAATTCTACAAACAATCTTTGTAGATCTACTGAATATTCTTTACCTTCGTTCATTTGCAAACCTTCCTCATTAATAGTTCAATTTTTGTTGGATTTTTGTGCCTACTATTTATAATACTTCTTATTGTATACAATCTTCCGTATTTTGTCAAGGCATCACTTGCATCTTTACAATCTTTCCATTCTGGAAAGGATACACTGAAACCATGTTTTATAGCAGACTTACACATCATTTTACCAGGTTCATCTAAATCTGGTAATACTATAATTTCTTTATCAAGGCTTTTTAATATCTCAGCCTGTTCTTCGTTTATATTATTTCTACCTGTAGCACAACCATCTGTTACTATAGCATCAAGTTGACCTTCTGTAACTATAACCATTTCTCTATTTCTTGTTTGCCTATCAAGCCCATATACAAAATCTGCTTTAGGTTGTTGATTATAATATTTTGCTACTTCCTTAGGTGGAGTTCCTATCCATCTAGCAGTATAGCCTACTATATCATTCTTATACGTAAATGGTATAATAAATCTTCTGTTCATTCTACCAAATTGTTTACTAGGGCTATACATAAGTCTAGAGTCAGTTACATCAAATCCTCTACTAGTTAAATATGATACTGCATCAATCCAATTTTGATCAGGATCTTTAAATTCCATAAACGGCTTTGCACCCTCTGGTAAATCTTTTTTATCCCAACCAATATTTAATTGCTTTGGTTTTTCTTTTTTAATTAATAACGTAGCAACATCTTGCTCACGTAATAACTCTAGTTGAATACGATGTATATCGTTTTCATCTGCACCTAATATAGTTAATAATTTTTTTAATTTGTTTGTTATTCTATTATGTTGTGTATACCCTGTTTTATAATTGCAATTAAAACAATTATATTGAAAATGATCTTCTTCAAAATAAAAACCACCTCTGCCTTTTGTATCTGGCCTGCTTTCACCGTTTCTTACACACATAGGACAATTACCAGAAACCCACCCATTGGGGTTACTTCGCCAGTTAGTAGGTATCAGAGTTCGAACGTAGTCATTCATTAAAGTCATAAGTGTATATTACACTCTAATTACGACTTTGTCAAGTGTTCCTGCTGATTGAGTAAATTTTGCTCTTAGATATTTAACGTTTGTTCGAAAAGTCCAAGGATCTATACCTGTATGGTTTAAATATGGAAAATATGTTTGAGTATTTGTACCAAGTGTGATATCAAACCAATCTGGTTCTGTAGGGTTATCACTTAAAGTACCTTGCATATAAAAATTACCAGTATAACCTGTACCATATACTCCTATTGTTACTAATCCATTTGGTTTATCATAATAACCTGTTGCTTTTAATGAACTACTGTAATAGAATGTTTGATTGTTTACTGTTTGTTGTTGAAAGTTCTCATCTGCTTGTGTAGTAAGTGGTAATGCGTCACCTTCTTCACTTACATCTACAGTAAAGTTAGGTCTCATATTTAAATCACAAAATAATGGAACTGTTAGTCCTGTATCCGTAGTATAACTAAACACTAAATCATAATGTCCTTGTGAAAATCTTCCACTTTCACCTACTGTTATTATTACTTTAATACCACCTTGTATATAATCTGTGATAATTGCTTTCTTACTTATTGTAGTTGACCTATCGTCTCTATCAATAAAAGAACAATATACTGTTGTACCTTGTAACATTACTGGTTTTCTATCTTGATTTTTAATAAAAAAGAAAAACTCATTATCAAATCCACGAAACAGTTTTAAGAATCTATAATTCATAGGACTATTAACTGCGGTACCTTTTGCACCTGCGTATTTTGCTTGTCCTGCTGGTGTTCCGTGATCTTCTAATGTATAAAGATCGCCTTCTTGATTAACTTGGTATGTAGTTCCGTAATTTGACATATATTGCTCCTATGTAGTATTTATCCAAAGTGGAGATTTCAAAAGGCTAAATACCTATAGAATGCAAACCAAACATCAGAAACTCTTAGAGCAATATCCATTCTTAACCGTCATTGAGTATGCCAACAACGAATACCTGGGTATAATGCAGAATATAGATAGTCACGTGGCTAGTATGTACATCTACGATCGTCTTAGCGAAGAGTATGAAAAAATGAAATTTTTAGAATTAGGTGAAGAATGGTGGTGGGAAACTAATAGAAAACTTCCAATAAACATTGCATTACTTAATAGATGGAACTTTGCCCATTGTGTACAAAGTTTTAATGTTAAACAAATGGAAGTAATTGCTGGGCCCGAAGTTAGATTAAGTAATAGTATTACTAAACGTATAAAACGTAGAAGTATTAATCTTGTAAAGAAAGGCCCGTAGCCATCATATTTAATTGTAAGACAATAGCTAATGCATATGCATGAGCATGAGCTTTTTTAAAAAAGTATTCATCGCCTGATGGCTTTTTCCAAACATTTTCATTTATATTATTCCAATTTTGTTTTAACAAATGACGTTTAGCAGGTCTTATTACTGCTAGTACTGCCGCTAATTGTTCAACACTTTTAGGTTTTAAAGTGTTAACTATATCAAAATGTTTATGTATATGAAAGCATTTTTCTACTACCTCTTTATGCTCTAACAACTCCCACATTGGCTCCATTGCTAACAGTTGATTAAGATGTTCTTTTGATTTTATATCTTTATACAAGCCAACATTAAGTACATCAATTTTAAAGTAACCCATATCTTCTGCTTCTTTGTAGTCTACACTAGATAGTCCTGTAAATGGATTACTAGGCATATCATGAAAGTATACGCCTGTATTATGTTTTGTTTGTTTGTTTTCTTTTAATATCATAGCAGTAGTACCTTTAATTAATTTTAAAAGTCTGTTTCTATCTGCTACATCAATATCAATATCTGTATTAACTATCATTTGGATCCTCTTTATTCATTTTGTATAACAAGTATACAGGAATTATAAAACAACACAATATACAAAGTATTGGTATTATCATAATTCTGCTTTTTGCAATATCTCCGTAACCCATCTACTATCTTGTGGGTTTACACTCATGGCTCTTTGCCAATAGTCTATTTCTAAAAATTCATTAACCATTTTTAATTGTTCTGTACTAAAATTATCAATCATAACTTGTGCTTCGCTACTATGAAACAATACCCAAGGAGATATCTTTCCACTACAAATATGAAATACGGCTAAATTTGTAGATATTTTTGTAAAATATTTGTTATAGGTTGTATCGTTTTCTTTTGCCCATTCTTGTAAAAATAATATAGTACGTTCTACACCTCTATCTACACTTTCTGTTTTTAAACGTTCTTTCATCCACTTCTTAAATTGTGAATCTCTATTCCAATGATCTAGCCTTACTGAATTCCTAACTAGCCATTCTGTAAATGCTGGAACATCATCTATTCCAATATCTCTACAATAATAACCAAATTTTACAAATGCAGTATAATATGGACTTGTTGCAAATTCATCATATGTCTTTTCATTTTTAGAATTAGTACCTATTCTATAAAATAATTGATAAGACCTAAATCCTAATTGTACGTGCTTTTCATCTTTTTGCATGAACCTACGTTTTTGTTCACACATATGTACTGATAGTGTGCTTTCTTTTGCAAATGATTTTCCACAATAGTTACACTTAAACATTAATGATTCCTTTTGCCATCAAATACACAAACAAAATATAAACCTTGTGGTCCACATTTGACTCTATGATGCACTCCATCTTCAATTAACACAACATCACCAGCTTGTACAAACATCTCTTTATCATCTAGCCACATAGTACCAGCTCCTTTAACAAAGTAATATACTTCTTCTTGTCCACTATGGTTATGCCCACGTGTTGACTTATATGGGTGTAATTCTGTACTGCTTAATACTAGGTTGTTTAATAACTTGTTATCTTTTAATATGTAAGTTTCGTTATCTTTAATAACTTCTCCACCAATATCCATTATATTGTATTTCATTTTAATAACTCTTTTATTTCTTTTTTAGTCATTCCGTATTCCTCAAATAACTCAATAAAGTCTTCTTTAGTTTTATTGCTTATAAAAATATCAACTTCGTCATCATTTAATTGACTGTAGTTTTTAACTACCCACTCTTGTATCTTATTTTTCTTACCTCGTTTACCCGGTGCTATCCAAGGATGAAATGTAGGTTTGCCAAGTCCTACTAATTGTAATAGTTTAAACTGTAATTCAGGATGTTGTCGTAATTTATTAAAATGAACATTGACTACTTCATTAGTCCATTCTAAGTAATGCTCTGTAAAGTTTTTATCACCTGCACTACTTGTATATCTCATTAACGGCCAAAGACTTAATTTACCTTTTTCTTCATCTGTAAGACTATTGTACCATTTTCTATCTTTGGTATCAATTGCTCTCATTTCACTCTTAATATCTAGCTTACTCATCATTTGCCTTTATGTCTTGTGCTATCATATCGTATATGCTACTGTAACACCATTCACAAAATGTAACTGGTAATATACCAAAGTGTCCTTGTATTCCACCTGCATCTTCATTGTACTTACTATCACATATGCTACAAGTATCTTTTGGTTTAAATGGATCTTCTTGTTGTTTCTTCATAATACTACCAAAGTTCACTTATGTCAAGTACCTCCGGTAGTTTATTTGCTTCTTTAACAAATAATACACATGGTGCATTTGGTTTATCACTTAATGGAACATTTAGTAAATGTCCAAATTTTAATTTAGGTGCATACCATTTTACGTCAGTATAAATATTGGTAATTTGAATATCCATAAACTTGGGTGTATATCCTGTAATAGGATTAAATGCAAATACACTAAATCCTCTATCGTTTAAGCTCATTAAACTTACTACTTCTGGATCTCCAACACTTGGATCGCATATTACTACACTCCAGTCTAATGGCATAGTAATTTGGTATTCACCAATTTTAAGTACTGCCGCTGGTGCATAAAAACTTTCTAAGAATACAAGTGGTATAAAATAATAATCTATATGACTAGGATTACTATAATCTAAAATACTGTATCTTAAATCTTCTATTGTATCTGGTATGTCGTCAAGTTCATACGTATTGTTGTCTACTGTTAATATTTTCATTTTTATTCCTTAAAGCCAATTTACTTTTTCAATAGTAAATGGATAATTTGCTTCTTTGTAAAATTTCTTACGTTCTGTAAGATGTCTTTTACTAAATTTAGCTGAACTTGTAATATCCCATATCTGCACATTATCTTTGTCTTCTGCTTTTCTAATACCACGTCCAATACTTTGTATTACTCTAACAAAGCTCTTTCCTGGTTCTATTAAAACAAGATTAAATATACGTGGAATATTAATACCTACTGCCGCAACACCATATGTTGCTACAACAATTTGATTAGTTCCCTCATTAATGTCGTCATAATGATCTTTACGTGTAGTAGTTTTCATCTCACCACTAACAAAGTTAGCTTCAGCTATATTATCGCATATTAGCTGACCTGCTTTGATTCTATCTACTAATACAAGAGTATTACCAGAAGCAGATACTTTTTTAATTAAACCACTTATATACTTCATACGTGAAGCATTAGTAGTTAGGTAAGTTAGTTCGCTTTGATAATTGTTGTATTCTGATACTTCTTTTAATTGCACTACATTAACATGACATTGACTTAGAACTTCTTTTTCTTGTAGTTCACTTGCCGCCAGTTTGTGTGTAACTTCTCCTAAACAAGCCTGTAAACTAACCTTCTCATGATCAGCTTTTGGTATAGTGCCTGTTAAACCCCATCTTAGTGGAATGTTTGAAAAATCTTTTGTTAGTAATTCTTTTAATACTTCTGCTTTTGCTTGATGTACTTCGTCAACTATTACACATACTACATCTTCTGCAAAATCTACTAAACTTAAATCTGATTCTCCTTCTTTAAATCTTTTTCTTATACTGTTTAAACTCTGCCAAGTACAAATAGTATGGGTGTGTCCTAATTCTTTTTTGTCGCCATAATAAACGCCAACATCTAATCCTAAATTTGCATAATCAGCATATGTTTGTGTAACTAAATCTTTATTAGGTACAATAACAATGCTCCTTCCATACTTTTCTACTTTGTTGCTTAATGCCGCGGTTATTAACGTCTTACCGGCACCTGTAGCTATCTCCTGTAGACAATGTGGTGTTGCTAGATACTTGTTAATAATTTCTACTTGATAGTCTCTTAAAATTACAGGCTCGCCTGCAACAACATGACCTTCTGGCCACACTTTGTTTTCAAATGTGTTTTCATCTACAGGATCAAATTGAAAGTCATATTTAAAACGTAAGTCATTTAGATCTATTTCATAACCCTGTCCCATAATAATAGGCAATACTTTATCTAATAGGTTAGTATACGTAATTCCACCTATAGTGAAATAAGACGTACATCCATCCCATCTACCTAGCTTAAAAGCTGGTACGTGATATGCATAAGGAAGAAAAAACTTTAATTCTTTTTCACACTTTCTACGTGTGTCTATATCTAAGCCTTCTACTTTGCAATTCACTTCATCTTTCAGAGTTATCTTACATTTCATATTTATATATTACAGTACTTATGTTGAATTGTCAATGAATTTGAGAAAAAACATTGAAAAGCGAAGAGGGGAATTTCACCCCTCTTCTATAGTTAGAAAACTGTTTTAAGAAACAGTTCGCCTCATACAAGTAACTTCAGCGGTTCTTTTCCACTTGTCACCCATAGACTTTTTAAGATCTGCAAGTTTGGTAACCATTCTCAAACTTATTTCTCTCATCTTATCTTTGTTATCGATCATGAAATTCATTACATCATCTTTTTCAGCTTCGCTGAACATATACTCGTTAAGCATACCGTCTTTAACTATTTGCTTACATCTAAGAACTTTCTCCCTAGTTGTATCCATAGTAAGATCTAAGTAATGACATCTTGACATTATAGCATCAAGGTGATCTTTAATTTTACCTCTTACATTATCAAACTTAAGGTTAGTGATGAATATAACTGAACCATTAAATTCAAATGTATCAGGTATACCTTCACGTCTTAATAGAGCTGAATCTGTATTCCAACATAGCTTTCTTTTCTTACTAGAATCCAAAGCCGCTTTCAACAAGTTCAAACTAGTTTCATCATATAGTACTGTATCACAGTCATCAAGTACTAATACGTTTGATTTGTCTGCATTATTGTAAAGAACTTTGTACAAACCTATTGCACTAGAAGCACCCTTTACAGTTTCAAATTTTGCTTTATTACCACCTAGTACATCAAACAATGAATTCTTTTCTAGAACTTGTTCAACACCAAATGATTTACCTACGCCTGGAGGGCCTGTTACTACCATACCTCTAACAACACCATCTATTGAAGCTTGTGTCATATCATCAAGTATAGAGAACCTTTCTCTCATACGTTCTATGATTTGCTCATCAGTCTCGTTAGGATTGTCTTTTACTTTAGTAGGAAGAACTTCAACGATTGTCTCGCCTTTTTTGTTTTTTCTTTGTCTTTTTAATTGTGCCATTTACGACTCCTATTTCTTAATGTTTATTTCTAACTATACATATATAATAAGATATCTTGGTAGAAAAGTCAACCTTTTTATGCACTTTTTTTTAATTTTTTTTGGAGTGTAAACCCTTGATTTTATTGGGTTTTTTGTTTTTCATAGAAAAAGGCCCAAAAAAAATGGGCCTTTTTTCTGTTAGTAACTTAATTATGCTACTACTCTTCTTCTTGGAATTGAATATTCCATCTCAGGTCTGCCTACTGCGCCTGAATCAACTGCTTTAGCTTTTACGTTAAAGCCAGCTTCTTTTAGCTCAAGTAACCTTGCCGCTGGAGAAGCAATATCTAAGTCATTTCTTAGATCGTTCATTGTGAACGTACTTCCTGTACCCCAGAAATTAGCTAGGATTCTTTGATTTTGTGTACCTTCTGAAAAGAAAGTAGCACCTTTTGCATTTGATCTTGCCATTTTATTTCTCCCTTGTTTTTATTAAATTAATTTAATAAATTAAATTAACTATTACTATATAATAAAATGCGAAATATGTCAAGCAATTATTTTTGCTAGGATTGCCATCATTATACCAACACCTGTTGCACTAGAAATAAGTGCTACCCAAAATCCACCTGGATAAAACCAAATGAATAAAGGAAAGAAAACTAGGCTTACCAATACAAAGTATACGGTTTGATAACTAAATGTTTTTAAAGTTTGAAAATCTACTCCACTATAATGCATAATTACCAATGTAATAAAACTTACCAATGGTATTCCCATTATAAATGCACCGGCTGTTGGATTCTTTTGTGCTAATGTACTTACTATACCAATTAGTAATCCACCTACAACAGATTTTATAAGTATATCAACCATTATGCAATACTTAAAATTTTAACACGGTTTACCATAGTTTCTTTAGCACCTGTATATTTAGATAGTTCATGCTTGTTAACTGTAGCACGAATCTTAATAGTTTTGTTAGCAATAATATCACTAATATCTGGTTGATCTCTCCACCAAAACTTAACAATATCTTTTTCTGCATAACAAGTAGAAATCATATAGACATTACTAGTTTGAATAAATTTAACATCAAGTACTTCTACATCAATATCAAAACGTTTACCTTTTTCACCAAAATATTGGCTACTGTGTTTTAGACCTGACATACGATCTGCAATAACTTCACGTTTTTTGTCAATACTAACACTATGTGGTAAACTTGCAATAATGCTTATTGAAAACTTATTCACGTCAGCTTCTGATAATGCTTTAACAACATTGCTCTCAAAATTGTTAAGAGTATTTGTCATCTTTTTTAGCATTAATTTACCATTAATACTATTAATTAGATTATTAGCTTCTTCTACAGTTTCTGTTGTGAAATTTGTTTTACCAGCATCTTTTGCTTTTAATAGAGATAACATCATAGTTTTATTATCATCTATTTTTACTGGTTCACCACTCGCATGATCAGTATCTGTATAACCATGTCCACTTTTAATGAATCCTTGTGACTTGTATACTTCAACAGAAGCACACATCACATCTAATGTAGTGATATTATTAAATAAATTTTTTGGCATAGTTTGCTCCTGTGTTTGGGATGTCCGCCCTGTTGGTTTTTACAATCTATACGTTAATTATACGGCTTAAAAAAATTTTTGTCAACCAATAATATGGCGTTATAACGAAATATCTTCTAAACCAGCCGCTCTTAGCTTAACTATGTTGTTTATTTGAAATCCTTTAGCTTCTAAAGCCTTAATAATTCCTATGTATCGATTACGTACTAAACTAAAATCATTGATTAGGTACTGCAAATCAACCACTTCTTGTTCTCCATCCACATACTTTTCTGCATCTCTACTGCTTAATGCTTTATTATAATTTTCCAAGTATTTTCTGAACGTTTTAGCACGTAGTTTTCTCATTTCAGTATTGAGAAACTCTAGTATTGCTTCTACTTCCTGTAACTGATTAAATCTATGCTCCACAACACCAGGCATCTCTCTACTATGCTTTTCGAGATTGCCTTTCATTCCACATTCAAAACGAGCTTGATCAATTTCTTTCTCAAAATGAGAAATAGTTTCAACTATCTCGCTTAAATTTGCAGTTACTTTACGATACCATACACTCATAATTAATATTGCTCATCGTCATCATCACTATAGCCTTCACTATAGTCATCATACGGATCTTCATCATCATCGTTGTTTTCTATATATTCGTCCATTGCATCTGCAAGGTAATCACAATGATCAGCTATTTCTTTTGCCGCAGTTTTAATTTCAAAACCATAGTCAGCTAGATGATAAACGAATTTATTAGCAAATTCAGGTTTATCCTTTTCACTAATAAATTCTTTAGCTTCATCATACAGATTAAACAATAATTCAAAGTCTCCATCTGTTATATTCATCTTTACTCCTCTGTTACTTCAGGTGCTTCTTGTTCTGGAAGTGCATCTTGCACATCTTGAGGTTGCTTATCCCATTCCGACATAACTAGATCCAAGTGATCTGCTTCATTACTTGCCCAAGCCTTACGGAACTTTGTTACTACTTCTCCTGTAACAGGACTAGTATATTCTAATCTGTTTCCAGTTTTTTTGAGGGCACCTTTACCTTCAAAGAAGTCTACTAAACCACTGTGTGGACTCATTCCTGTTTCATAAGGAATTTCAACTTGTACACTTTCAAATGGTTTACTATATCTTGTTTTCATTACTTTACAGGCCGCTCTAATACCATGTACTTCACTGGTCTTATTACCGTCTGCATCAACTTTTAATTTGAGTTTACGCATTGCAATAACAATACTACTTGCATAGATAAAGCCTTGTCCACCTGATATTTTATCATCTGGATCAAACATATCTTGCGATGCATATGTATGGTTAGTACACAACATACCAACATTATATTCACCAAACATATTAACAGTATTTCTAACAAGTGATGTTAGTGCTTTAGGCTTACGACCCATGTCACCTTTCATATCACCTTTTTGAAACTGATCAACATCTGTTGGTGTTAACAACATACCCAAACTATCTACAACAAACAACACCTTAGGTCTTTCTTCTTTTTCTTTTTCAGCATATTCTGCTTTGTAATCTCTCATAAAGTCACTAACTGTTTTAGCAACATCATCAATCATACTCATGTTTAGTTTTAGTAGTTTATCTGGATCTGTATTTACGTCCAAGGCGTGTAGCCATTTCTCATCTAGTGCATTCTCACTATCAATTAGAATAACAAATATGCCTTGGTCTTGTGCATTTTTTACAACATTTCCTGCCGCAATAAATGATTTACCAGCACCTGATTCTCCTGCAAGTACTGTTACCTTACCAAGTGGAATACCTTTATGAAAGTCATCACTGATAAGTTTATTTAATGTATAATTTCCTGTAGATATCCAAGTGTCAGGATCATTAAAGCCTACTGAAAGACCTGGAACTGACTTTGTAATACTCTTACGGAATTTACTTACGTCAAATGGTTTTGCCATATGTTTTTTCTCCTTGTTAAAAGAGTGTAGCCGAAGCTACACTCTAGATTTAATTACTGCTTTCTATTTCTAATAGCCGCTAAAATGTCTTGAGCACTCGGTGCATCACCTGCTGGTGCCGCAGTAGCAGTTGCCATTTCTGGTTCCTTGTTAACTACTGGTGCCGCTGGTGCTGGCGTTGGAGCAACGGGTGCTACTGGCGCCGGTTGCGGTGCTGGTTGCGGTGTACTAGCAGTAGTTTCAACTACCTTAGCTTCTGGCTTAGGTGAACTACCACTTGGTGCATCTACACCATATGGACGATAATAAGAACCAAAACGTTCTGGATCATATAGTTGTCCATCTACACTCGCTTCAAACATTTCAAAAATTGCATTTAGCGATTCTGCATCTGGCTTCTTAGGAAGGAAGTCATTTAGATTAAACAAACCGTGTTTTGCAATAGCATCACGTTCTGCTTGATCTAGACTACGTTCTCTACGAGCCCAATTAGATGTTGAATAATCAGCATACTGACCTTTGGTAGATTTCTTAACTGTGAAATCAGTACCTGCTTCGTAATCAGTTGGTATCTCCTGAAATTCAGGATCCATTAATGCTGAGCTGATAATTTTATAAATCTGAGGTGAAATAACAAATCGTCTGATTGGATTTTCTGGAAGACTGTCTTCCTGCATATCACTTGCAGTTACAAAACCTTGGAAAATGTATGAACGTTTTTTCCAATATTTACGACCCATATCTTCCATAGTCGTATCTTTAAACCAAGGACGGATTTCTGCATGAACTGGGCATTGTTCTCCCCACATTTCCACACACGGAACCTGTACTGTTACTGGTTTAGTTTCGTCTTGACCCTTTACACCAGGAAAACTCAAACGAATCATTTGTCTTTCTTTCCAAAAGAAAGTATTGTTCTCGTCTGCGTCTGGTAAGAATCTAAGTGTTGCTGATGTGCCCTCTGGTATGTTCCAGTGAGCGAAGATGGCGTTATCTGACGCCATGTTAGAGCTTGTGCTCTTTGTTTCTTGTGCCTGTAATTTAGCACGGATATCTGCTAAAGATGCCATAATGTATCTCCTTTATTAGCCTATAATAGTAAGTTAACTCTGTGTTAACTTTTTAGTGTAATCTATTGATTACGTTTGCCTTTGTTAGCCTGTACAGTATACAGTTTATAGTACTTACTGTCAAGTACTTTTTACGCAACTTTTCTACGTAAACTTTTTACCGATGATTCTACTATGCTTTCAGCTGGTGCTTGTTCTTTAGACGGTGCTTTATAATGCTTGTCTAAGAATATAGCCATTTTGTTTACCAGACTAAGTTTTTGTTGTGGTAAACGATGTAATTCGCTACCAATTAAACTTAAATGGTTAAATGCTTCATCATTCTTACTGTTCATAGCAAGGTAAGATAGTAAACTACTTAATTTTGCTTGAGCACCCATTCCACCTGAGTATTTAATAGGATCTTCGTTATCTGGATGATCCGGATCTGCTGGATCAATATTAAGTTTAAAATCAACTTTATCTTTGATCATTCCGTATAACTTCATAATTGCGTCATTAACCATATCATCCATAGAATCTGCTTCCTTTACTATACGAGCTATTGTTTCAAGAACTGCATTCATATCTGCATTCTTAAACGTATTGTACATGAATTTATCCGCAATGTCAACCGGTTTATCTGAATTTTCAACGATTGGAGTTTTAGCTTCAAAATTACTGTAACCTTTTGATGTTTGTAAA